GCAAGAGCAACAATCAAAGGCGAGGCAGAAATGCTTCGCCTTTTTGTTTTAGTACCCCTTGCACTATGTTTTGCTTGAATTAAAAATGAACAATTAAGAATTAGAAATGCAAATAGATTTCGGTAGCATAGAGAGTATTATTGGCTTGCTCTTTGGTGGCGGTGGTATAGGTGCTTTGCTCACTTGGAAATTCACAAAACGCAAGGCAAACGCAGAAGCAGGGAGCGCAGAGGTGGATTTGGCGCAAAAGGTGCAAGACACCTATCAGGATATGCTTGAGTACAAGCAGAAAGAAGTTGAAGATAACCATAGGCTCATAGATGAGCTGCGAGCGGATCGAGACCACTACAAAGCAGGCTATGAGGAAATGCGAGACAGACAGGACAAGACCGAAGAAAAGGTGCGATGTCTTGAAGAGAAAGTTGCTAAAAATGCAAGCGAGCTTGATATGATGCGCCCTTTAACTTGTAGTGTCTTTAATTGCGAATCGCGCAGAGTTATCTTGTCAAATGATGAAGATAAAAGTCCAAAGCGCAAAACAACTAAAAAGGCTGCGAAATGAAACTGACTCAACACTTTACACTTGAGGAACTTGTTGCCAGCTCTACTGCAAAGGCAAAAGGCATTAAAAACACACCATCCACGCAAGAGATAGTTAACCTAACGGCTCTTTGCGTTTGTGTGCTTGAGCCACTTCGCCAATGGTGGGGCAAAGAGGTCAAGATTGGTTCTGGCTTCCGGTGCGCAAAACTGAATGCAGCAGTTGGTGGCGTTAGCAATAGCCAACATATGACTGGGCAAGCAGCAGACCTTTGTCTTGATGGTGACATCCAGAAAGGCAAGCGGTGGTTTGATTACATCAAGCGCACTCTGCCATTTGACCAACTCATTTGGGAACATAACACCAAAGGCACATACTGGGTTCATGTATCATATAACGCACAAAACAAGAATCGCAGACAAGTTATTGACAATTTATTGAAGAAATAGGTTCTTTTTCATATTATTCTTTACCTTATTTGATTACGTTTTCGACTTGAAAAGCCTCGCTGCGAAGCGGGGCTTTTTGCTTTACGGCACATAGTACCCCTTGACATACTTTTCAAACGAAAAGTATATGGCAGAAGATCTAGATAATGGTTACATCAGTATCGAAGGCTACAAGGAAAACGCAATGATACTGGATCACCTATTGACAACCGATGCAGACTTTGCAAAGGCTTTCCGTCAGTTGATACGCAAGTCACTCCAGGCAGCGAAAAGGCGCATAGGTAGTGACATAAGGTTTTCGTCTGCAATAAAGCAAGATCCGCGAGATGCTTACAAGGCCGTAAAGGTGGCTGCATACAAAAGCATATTTGGTGGTAGCATCAGCATCTTAAGCAAAAGAAAGGCTGGCTCCTTGCGAACAACCTACCATCCACCGCATACCCTAACATCAGGGCAAAGGGGTGGAAACAGAAGGGCAATAAGCGCACGAACCATGAATGTGATGTCATATTATGGAGATGATAGAAGTTTCATTTTAAGGTGGCTTGAAGAGGGAACAGAGGAGCGCATAGTGAACTTTAAGCCAGATGATAGGCGGGAGCATATACATCGTGGCTCTCGCGGTGGAAATGTCGACAAGTACGGCAAAACCATCAATACTGGTAAAAGAGGCAGACTTGTCAAGGGCAATGTCTTTTCTCTAAATGCACCGAAGGAAATGCAGCAGGCTGTGAATGAAATATCAGAAGCAATAGTTGAATACATAAACAAAGTTATAGATGGCAAACAGTGACTTTCTCATCCGCGCGAAAGCGGACACTAGTAACTATGATGCAAACATAGCGAAAGCGAAGAAACAACTTGACAATTTTGCAAATGCAAATTTGAGTGCGGGTGGCATTTTGAAGCAAATGTCAGGTCAACTTGTATCTACTGCTGCGAAGTTTGCAAGTTTTGGTGCTGCTGTTGGTGGCGCAATGAAGTTGGCAAAGGATGCTTTCTTCGCAAGCGAGCAGAGCCTTGATGAATGGGGAAGGACTGTTGCATCTACGGAAAGCCTATATAAAGGCTTCTTAAATTCGCTGAATACTGGAGATATTAGCGGATATTTAAGTAATATTAGCGAAATAACAAGAGCAGCGAGAGAAGCCTATAATGCGATGGATGAGCTGGCAACTTATAACGCATTCAATCGCGTTAATATGGCAGAGGCAAGAAGTGGTTATACTGAAGCCGTTGCAGATTATAGGGAAGGAAAAGGAAGCAAGGATAGTGTTCAACAGGCGAGTGACAATTTGATAAAAGAACTTGAGACTCGCCAAAAGATGCAGCAAGAAGCATACGAAACAGCTATCAAGGAGTTGGCTGCGGAGCGAGGTGTAGATGCGCAGGATCTTCGTGCTGTTATGACAGGCACTTATGGCAATTATAAGGAGCTGAAAAGTATAGAATTGAGTGGAAAATCGGCAAACACTTGGGGTGGCGGTGCTGGTGGTGGTGGTATGTTTGGCTTTGCTGGTGGAACATCCACAAAGTCATTTGCAGTAAACGAACAAGAAAGACTTGCTCAAGCACTAAGAAACATAAACGACACAGAACTTGATGCCCTGCAAGCACTTGGCGAAACCGCAAAAATGACAAGTGTTGAAATAAACAACCAAAGGAAACAAGTTGCTAGAATATTAAATGGCAGGGAGCCAGGAACAAGTAGTGGAACAGGTGGCGGTGGCAGAACTAGTGGCTCTGGAAATAATAAGGTTATAGCAGAAAAAGAGCTGACTCCACTCCAAAAGGCACAAAAGGAAATATCAAGTCTTACCGATGAAGCATTGACTGCCGATAGCGCAAGACTTGAAGTTATAAAGAAGGAAATTGCTGCACTTCAGCAAGAAGTGGCATATTACAAAGAAATAGAGCAAATTGTCACAGGCAATCTTCCAAAACTGAATCAGCGAGTTGGTGTAGTTCCTGAAGAAATTGCGAGAATGGAAGCAACTGCTCCTGCCATTGGTGCAAATAAAAACGCAATGATGGACAAGATGCAAGCCGAACTTGCAGCAGTTGATACATCAACATTTGACATAATGCTGCGTACAGTTGTGCAGCATGGAATTGACTCTGTGGATCCAGACTTGACAACCATCCGCGACAAGATAGCAAAAGGATTGGATATCCCAGAAGAGGAATGGCAAGCATTGCAAAACAAGATAAATGAGCATCTGCAATCTCTTGGCATTGAGCCTATCAATATAGACTTCAACACAGGAGAGATAAAGACACTTAAGAAAGAGGGCGCATCAATAGAACAAGCATGGAGTGGAGTTGCAAAGTCTCTTGAGTCAGCAGGCGGTGCTTTGTCGGCCTTTGAAGATCCTGCACTCAATGTTGCAGGCACTATTGCGAAGTCACTTGCCAATGTAGCCTTTGCCTTTGCCCAATCCCTCAAGGGAACCGCAACACCTTGGGATTTCATTGCTGGTGTAGCAGGCGGTGTTGCAGCAATGGCAGCAGCAGTTGCAGCAATTAAGTCCATTGGAAAAGACACAGGTAACTATGCAGATGGTGGCATCATCCCAGGCAATAGTTATAGTGGTGATAACATGATTGCCCATGTTAATTCAGGCGAGTTAATTCTCAATAGGGCTGCCCAATCATCCCTTGCCAGTCAACTGCAAGGCTCTGGTGGCAATGTTGGCAAGTCTGAGGCAATAGTAACATCTGACACCATTAAACTTGTTTTGAGGAATGGCGCACAAAAAAGAGGTAAAACAATAAGCAATTATTTGGAACTATGAGCTACGGAGTGAGGTGGAGAGTCAATTTCATTGCTCGAAATGGTGACTCTTATAGAATAGACATTTTGCAATCTGGTTACACAAGTGAAGATATCACTCTTCTGCGTGGAGCCGAGAATCCCATTGAAACCGAAGAGGACAATTCCGATGATTTGTTTGCACCCATCCGCAAGCAGACAGGAACACTTAGGATTGCAGACGATGGCTTCGACTTGGATGGAAATGAATTTGATTACACAGAATTGCTGCCAGCCAACTTGCTGGATCATCAAGTGCAGTTGTATCAGGGCAACACTCTTCGTTGGATAGGCTACATAAGAGATGACGAGCTTACAAGTCCACTCTTTGAAGCCGTAAGCATCAGGGAGTATCATCTTGTTTGCCCTTTGGGAATGTTGTATGAGACACCTTTCACGTTCACCAATTCCGATTCCGTTCATACTTCTGCAATAACGATTGGTCAAATCCTATACAAAGCACTCAACACTATTGGTGTAAGTTGGGAATATGTCTGCAAAACAAACAATCTGCCAGACCGACAAGATTTGACCGCTTGCATATCACTCACCAACTTTTGCGATGTCACAAAAGCCACATATAACTCAAGCACGAATGTTGCAACATGGGAAGATGGAACATGGGGAGATGTGCTTGAAGAAATCTGCAAATTCTGGGGATGGACAATGTATTCAAGGGCCTTGACTGTCTTTTTGCTTTCGAGAGCAGAAAATGTGCCATTTACACATTTCGATTTTGAAGACTTGGAAGACGATGCAGAGTACACACTTGCAGATGATTCAGGCTCCCAGATACAGACTCACGATTTAGAGGAACTTAATTATGCCTCGACAAACCATAATGAGTCTGCTGCAAACGGCAAGCGAAATATCAAGATAACAGCAGATGTAAATCCGAAAAATGATGTTATCAATCCAAGGCTGAATGAACTTGAGTACGACCTCATCCCTGCAACTGGTGGCGGTGGGATTCATGTGGCAGGAGATTATTCCTACGTTCAACTCAAGCAGAAGATGAACGGCTTAAACACAATAACTGTAAACCAAGGAAATCTCTTGCTCTATACTAACAATGTTCTTCAGACAGGCAGAGTTGCACCCTTTGTTGTAGAGATGGATGACTGCTGGAAAACACCGCTTGAGGGAGAAAGCGACAAGACGGACATCAATTTGAAGAATGACATTGTAGTTTGGTGGGGAACTTATGAGCCATCCAATCCGTATCTTCGAAGAATTTTCTCTGCCAGAACAATGGAAGATGTTGTGCTTCAACCAGGCAGCATGATAAGCATCACAGCAAACACAAGGCGCAACCTTATGGATGCCGATCCATATAACTACAATTCAACTGTGCCAAGTGGCACAAAGATTCTCGCACTTAACTTGGTTCTTCGTGTAGGCAACAAGTATTGGAGTGGCACTTATAACACCTCAACGAAAGTCTACAATGGTTCGTGGTCTGACAATCCAGCATTCCTTTATGCCAACACAGATGAAGTGGATAGTGGAAAGATTGCCACGACAAGAGACTTGCTCGATCCTCACAAGGGAGCCTCTGGCTATTGCATCTATGTAGATCAGGCAATGCGTGGAAGAATGGAGATTGCGGTGCTTTATATGTTGGGCAACTCATCGCAGACAGATTTCAAGATTCATTGTGTACTTGACAATCTCAAAGTGTCTATCTACAATCAGGATGATGTTATACAACCGACTGCCAAAGACACGCAAGAATACAAAGGGCAAGCATCAACAGACTTCCATGAGGATTTGGATGTGGACTTGGCACTCGCATCTGGTGACAATAACAAGTACGGAGTTGGGCAAGTCTATGATGTGGAATTTAACTTGCTAACGACAGTACCATTCCGCAAGGCATCAGGAACGGAAAACTTGCAACCAGAAGCGAGATTGCTTGAAAAGATGATATCGGCATATTCTTCAGTCGCAAAGAAATGTGTTCTTGAGATTATGGATGATGCGAATGTGGATCTTCCAAACGCAACATTCTACAACTATTGGGCAGGGAGTGATGGTTTCAATTTCCTTTGCTCTACGCACAACTGGCGAGATGCGACAATGCAACTGACAATCGTAAATAAATAATAATATGGCAACATTAGGCATCAATATTTGGATTTGCTTGGGAGAGGGTAGTGCTGCGCAGATTATTGCAGGCACTCGAAGCAATGAGATACAAACATCTATTGACACAATAGAGATAAGCAGCCCCACAAGCGGAATTTGGAAGGAACACATAACTGGCAGAAAGGAATGGAGCTTTACGACTGGATTTTTGTTGCTCACATCCAATCAGGCAAAAGATTTGCTCAATATAGGGCAAAGTTTTGTAGTGCAGATTCTTTCAAGAGAGGGCACAACAGTAGGAACACTCCTTCAAGGCACAGCAACTCTTAAATCTTGCAAGATAACGGCTTCGATCGGAAATCTCTGTCAAGGCTCATTCCAATTCGAGGGAAATGGAGAGCTGGCAGAGCCTACATAGTATTAGTTAGTTTTGGTTAATGTTGGAAAGGCGAGGCAGGGATGCTTCGCCTTTTTTGTTTTAGTACCCCTTAGAGCCACTTATGTCTGCTTTTTAGAAAGTACAAATTTTAATTAAACAGATATGAGCAATTTATTTAGCGGTTGGTTTAAGCGCGAATCGGCTCCCACTCCAGGAGTGCCAACCTCTACTGCTGAAAAAGCAGCACAGGTAGTGGCAGGCGTAGAGTGGAAAGAGAGAGTCGTAACTCCAACAGGGAGAAAGTCGCTTATAGTGCCCGCATGGTTTCGAGGTGTCTCGCTAATCATGCAAACAATGGGCCAAATGCGAGTACAATACCAGAGAATGAATGGAGAAGGTGGCAACTTTGTCGAAGACCGCTATGGTGATGCAAGGCGTTTGAATTGGCTCCTTCAAGTAAGGCCTAATCCTTTAATGACTGCATCGCAAATGCAGGAACAGATAGAGTTTCGCAAAATCTATTATGGTAATGCCTATGTATGGATCGAGCGGAATGCAAGCGGATGGCCTCTCGCTCTTTGGCTTTGTACTGGCGGGGGCTACAATCCTTTGACAGACACATACCAGCTTACCTATAACAGAGACACTCACCCTGCCATATTCATAGAAGCAAGTAGTGAGGATGTCTTGCACTTTAAGAACACCTTTATGACAGATGACTATTTCATGGGAGTTCCAACAATAGTCTACGCCATGAAGACACTCTCAATCGCAGCCACAGCAGATGAGCAGACACTCAAGGACATGGCGAAGGGTGGTAAGCACAAAATCATCTTGCAAGAGGAAAAATCACCTACACTTGGCACCAGGGGAAGAGCAAGCAAAGACCAACTCAAGAAAGTTGCTCAAGACTTCGCAAGCGACTGGGATGGTGGAGATGTTGTTTTGCTTGACAATGTGGCAGACACAAAGATTGTCAGCCAGACTGCACAGGAATTGAGGATGCTCGAAAGCAGAGGATTTGAGGTTAACGACATTGCAAGGATTCTTGGTATCCCGCGCATTATGATGATGGAAGATCAAGGTGCTTCATACAAGATGCCAGAACACGCAACACAGGAATTTCTGCTTCGTACTATTCAGCCTCGCATAAGGTCTTGCGAAGATGAGTACAACTCCAAACTTCTAAGCGAGTATGACTTTGGCAAGAGGCGTATCCATGTGTGCGAGCTTGCTCTTCGAAGACTTGATGCGAAAGGGCAGGCAGAAATCGACAAACTGCATCTCGAATCAGGATGGAGTGTTAATGAATTGCGCAGCCAATATGATTTGCCCAGCATCGAGGAAGGTAATGCCCACTATGTCAGCACTAATCTTGCAGAGGTTGGCAGCGAGAAGTTGAGAAGCAATGGCGGTGGCAGACCATCCGAAACACCAATAGAAACCAATAAAGACTCTCAAGAGGGAGAAGGGGGTGCAGAATGAAGTGGCTCACACTTGAATACATAAAAGAGCATAGCAGAATAGACTATGACATAGAAGACAATCTGCTGACTCTGTATGGAGAATCAGCAGAAGAGATGGTGCTGAATGTGCTTAATAGGAGTTACAACAATGTCCTTGAGACTTATAACGAAATTCCAGCACCATTGTATCAGGCTGCATTGATGCTTGTAGATTTGAGTTATCAGCAACGATGCCCAATCTCAATGCAAAACCTCTACACAGTACCCTACACATTTGACTTTCTTGTAAAGCCGTACATGAGACTCACAAACGATTGTTCCTGTAAATACTAAAAACACTATAAAATGGATTGCGATATTTTGAAAATTGTCAGAGGGAATGACTTTACAACCCGCATGACTATAATTGCAGTCGATCCTGCTGGCAAGGTGATAGATGACTTTAGCCTTGCTGCTTCGACAAACATTGTTGTAAAATACACTCGCGCAGATGTTGCCACTCCCATTGAGGAATACGATATCAATGGAAACGATATCACTATACAATGGAGTGACTTGAATCTTGGCAGCTATGGCTTTGAAATTACAGGAGAGTTCGATGGTGAAGCATGGAGATATGCAGCTCGCATTCTCTTTAGCATAGTTGCAGACAATGCAAGTGCAAACATCCCAGAAGGATATCTTGTGGATGGTGTCTTTGTGATGAACAAATGGCTTCGATTGCTTGCGGTTGGAAGTGTTCATAATGGTTACACCTATACGCCATCAGTTTCTCAAGCTGGCATCATATCTTGGACTAACGATGGTGGTTTGCCAAATCCAGAGCCTGTAAACATCAAAGGCCCGCAAGGCCCGCAAGGCCCGCAAGGGGAGCCAGGAAGCGATGCGGATGTAACCGCAGAGAATATTGCATCCGCGTTAGGCTACACTCCGCAAGCGCAACTTGTAAGCGGTACAAACATTAAAACCATCAACAATCAGTCGCTTCTTGGTAGTGGGAACATTGAAATTCAAGGTGGTGGTGCAGTTGATAGTGTAAATGGCAAGACTGGTGTTGTGGTATTAAATGCGAGTGATGTAGGGGCTTATGAGTTGCCAGAAACAGGAATACCAGCCGCAGATTTAGCAACATCTGTACAAACCTCTCTTGGTCTCGCTAATTCTGCTATACAACAAATAAAGACCATCAATGGGAACAGCCTTTTAGGTAGTGGGAATATAGTTACCACAGAAGAAACTGTTGTTTTTGATGGCACACCAACACAAAGCAGCACTAATGGTGTGACAAGCGGTGGTGTGTTTGATTATGCAAGCGGTGTTGTGCCTTTTGTTGCCACATCTCACACTCTTGCAGATGCAGTTGCAGAAGTTCCTTCTGCCGAAAGGTATGTGGGCAAGATTGTGGAGTTTACAGATACAAATGGCAATCATCAGAAGTATAGATTTATGGGCAAATACTATACCGATATTGATTGGGCTGCAACAACAACTCCGAGTGCTTGGCTTGACTTGAACAATGAAGATAAGTACATTGTAACATACTTTAGACTGACACCATCCAGAGAAGGTGGAATAACTGGTTCTATTGATTCAAGCGGTAACATAACTGAAAGTTCAAGTGGCAGCTTCATATATGACTATTTAGAAATACCAGAAAATGGTATGACAATAACTGGAGGTTTCTTTAGTAGATATGTACTTTACGATGAAAATAAAACTAAACTTTCAACTGCATTGCTTTATGGTAAAGTATCTCTTACGCGAAACAACAATGCAAGATATGTGAGGGCAAATGGTGCATTGAATTGGAAAATAGGACAAGAGCCAGGTTCTTCATCTTCTACACCACCGATAAAACAACATGTTGAGGTCATACCTAAATATGAGAGTCTTGTAGACTATTTTGATGCAGATGGATGGTCTGAGACTTATTCCCCATATATAAGACTGAAAAAAGGAGAATCAATTTCTCTGTTTGAGATGGGGAGCGACACACCTTCAAATGCTTTCTTGGCACTAACTCCGTATGATTTAGAGTATAATGCAAAAACTAGCATTTCAACTGTAAGTCCTTATACCATGACAGTAGACGGTTATGTTAAAATAGGCGCAAATGTCGATACAACGAGAGCAAGAGTTCAAGCAAAAAGGATAATAAGCAAGAGTGTTGCAAGAACAACTGCAAAGAAAAGACTGCTTGTTGTGGGAGATTCAATATCTGTATATACTTATGATAACACACTTGCAAAAGATGTTAAACAAGGTTATCCATACTTTACTGCAATAGAAGGAGAGCATGAAATAAGTGTTACAAATCAAGCGGTAAGCGGACAAAATTGCAGCCAACAATACACAGTCTTACAAGGTAAAGATTTGAGCGTATATGATGCTATAACAATCTTTGTGGGGACAAATGACTATGGCTATAATGCCACAGTAGCAACTTTCAAGACAAATCTTGAAACGATGGTTGAGTACATCATAGCACAAAAGCCTTCAATAAAGATTGGACTTTGCACACTCATTCATCGTGCAAGTGCATGGGATAGTGCAAACAATGTAGAGGTTGCAAATGCAGCAGGCGCGGTTTTGAGTGGTTTTTCACAAGCAATTAGAGAAGTTGGTCAGAAGTATGGTCTGCCAGTTCTTGACTTATGGAACGAGTGCCAGTGCAATTTCAATTATTCAACTTATGTTTCCAATTATTCTTCTAATGCAACAGCTGGTGGTGATGGAACTCATCCTACAAATGAGGCGCACAAGTTGTTCATTTATCCACTTTACAGAGAGTTCTTGAAGAAGTTATTTGCAGAGTAAAAAGCTAGTTAGTAGATAGTTTTAGTTTAGATGAGGTTAATAGTTTGTTGGTAGGGGGAAGCCGTGACGAGTTCCCTGAATGGCGTCAGCCTACTGGCGCACAAGACGCATATATGAAAGGCGACAAGGTAAGTCACAATGAAAAGCATTGGATTTCAGATGTCGATGCGAATGTGTGGGAGCCAGGAGTGTACGGATGGAGCGAAGCAGAGTAGTACCCCCACAAACTAAAAGCACACGATAGGTATGGAAAAAGGATATCAAAGTGGATTGCGCAGGCATCGCATCATTGTGCTTAATAGGGCAGAAGCGGTGGCTGGCAAGTTCGGTCTTGATTCAGCAGGAATTGAATGGATCGAGTCTGGCGAAGTGTGGGCAGATGTCACTTGGACTAAGGGTAAAGCTGCCATGAATGTTGGAGCCCTCGATGCTTATGCAGTAAAGATGTTTCGTATAAACTGGAACGGCTTTACCAATGAGAGAAGTCGCATCGTGTACGATGGCAAGACATATCAAATTCTGCCTGACACATTCCATCGCAGCCACTTCGAGAATACCATCCAATTCCATGCTCAACTCATAATAAACCAAAACGAGAATGCCACAAGCAGCGATTATTCACTTTAACACGCCAGAACTCACAGAGGCTTGCATCTTGTCTTTGAGAAAGACTGGGTGCTTTTGGCCTGTGACCATCCTTGACAATAGCGACAGCAGACCTTTCGAGGTGAAGCTGCCCAATGTGACTGTGCTTGACAATACCAAAGGCCAACTCATAGACTTTGATGCAGAGCTCGCCAAATATCCAGACCGCTCCTTTGACAAAACGAAGGTGAGCAATTTTGGATCGGTGAAGCATATGTTGAGTGTGCAGTATCTTTGGGATGTGCTTGAAGATGGCTTCATTCTGCTTGATAGTGACATATTGCTCCGCAAGTCAATCAAGTTCCTTTGGGATGAGCGGTTTGCTGCATCTGGAAAAGTGCAGTACTTGCAGAAGGTAGGCCGTAAAGAGAAAGACAGGCTCATGCCTATGCTTCTCTATATGAACGTTCCTTTGCTCAAGGCAAACGGAGCAAGGTTCTTTGATCCGCAAAGGTCATGGTGGCTTCAAAAGGGAGAGAACAATGTGGCGAATATGTACGACACAGGTGCTTGCTTGCTTGAAGACATTAGAAAAACAAAGCCTCAATTAGTAGCAAGGTGCTATCCGAATCTTTACGATTATTATGCACACTATGGCTCTGGAAGCTGGCGAAATACTGACAAAGAAGAGCAGTTGAGGTGGCTTGCTAAGTTTGCAACTCTATGGAAGCCGAATGGAAAGTACAAGTTGGGTGCTGTTAAGGATGAATCGCAAGCAAATGCAAAGATTTACATCTGCGCACATACCGACTTTGTACCCCAGGTAAAGCATCCTGTCTATGAGACCATAGATGCAAGAGAATTGGGCGAAGACAAGAGAGGCATTTTCTTGAGTGAAATCTTCACTTATCAGAAGATTGCAAAAAAGAAGGTATTGCCGAAAGTTATCGGTTTTTGCGGGTATCGCAAATACTTTGACTTTATGGATGATGTGCCCACACTCACAGAAGACACAAGAATTGTGAGCAAGCGCACCAACTTGGGAATGCCAATGCAAGATCAATATTCAAGATTCGCCAATCCTGCTGACTTGCAACTTTGCACAGAGGTCATTGATGAGAAATTCAAAGACTTTGCAGATTCATGGCACAAAGCATTAGGGAGCCACGAACTGCATCCCTGCTCAATGTTTGTCATGCCAAGCAAGGATTTCCGAAAGATGATGAAACTTGTCAATGCCATTCTCGCAGAGTGGGAAAAGCGGGCAGGAGATATTGAGGAACGTGTCAATGCAAATCCAAAAGCCTATCATGTGGATGGTGTGGGCTTCAAGTATGCTTGCAGGGTAGGCGGTCAACTTGGAGAGAGAATCATATCTGCATGGATTGATGAGAATATGCCAGATGCGAAAGAAGTTGGCATAGTTATTACACAAAATAGAAGTTGAGTACCCCCACACGCATAATGTGCATGATATATAGGACAAACTAACTCAAAATTAGATATGGATGCAAAAAAGAGAGAAATCAGGACTGTTGACTGCCAGCTTGCCATTAGAGAAGCTGCGCAAGGTTCGGAAAGCGAGTCTCGCACCATCACAGGGCGTGCCATCGTCTTTAATGCTGAGAGCGAAATGCTCGATGACTGGGGAGAGAGATTCCGCGAAGTGATATTGCCTGAAGCAGTTACAATGGAGTTCCTCAACACGCAGGATGTTAAGATGAATATGCTGCATGAGAGAGAGCTAACCATTGCAAGGTGCAATAAAGGTGTGGGCTCTATGCGCATGGCGGTAGACGAGCAAGGTGTAACATTTGAATTTGAAGCACCAAACTGCGACCTTGGAGATAGGTGTTTAGAGATGGTTCGCAGAGGCGACTATTCTGGCTGCTCATTTGAGTTCTATCCAAAAGATTATGAGGTAGAGCGCACAATGGGAGCAGATGGCAAGGAAGAAGTCATCATCCGTCACAAGAGCTTTGAGTTTTTAGAGGCTCTTACCATTGGAATGTCTCCTGCATATCGTCAGACTTATGTCAATGCGAGAGAGCTTGACAAGCAAACTCAAGAAGGAAAACGCGAGGCAGAAGAACAGCAGAAGCGCGAAGCAGAGGATGCAGAGAGAAAGGCTGCAATCAAGGCTGCTGCACAAAGAAGAGAAACATTATTAAATAACGAGATAAAAAGTTGTTTTCAGTATTAACTCCTAAAATTCTTAAGAAATGGGAAAAATGACTAAAGTCGAGCTTTATGCTCGCAATCGCGAACTTCAGACCAAGATGGCTGAATTGAACGATAAGGCTTACAAGGAATCCCGCGAGTTCACAGAAGATGAGCAGCGCGAATGGAATGCCTTGAGCAGAGAGAAAGTGTTAAATGAGGGCGAACTCAAGGCTATGCTCACAGAGCGCGAGCTTGCTAAGTTTGAGGAACACAAGAGCAAGGGCGAAATGTTCCGCGAGGTTCTTCGTGAGTGCAAGGATTCTGGCAAGTCTCGTGAGATTCTGCTTGCAAGTGGCACGAATAGTGCTGGCACAAGCAACACTACTGCCAACATCACCGCATCAGGTGCTATCGAGCTTACAATCCATGAGATGATTCCTACCTTGCACGAAGGTTTGGATTTGCCCGAATCTCTGCGCATCGTTACAGGCGTAACTGGCAACGAGGTATGGCCTGTTAGCGTTAACGATGTAGAGATGGAAGAGGTAGGCGAAGTTGCACAGCTTGCAGATCAGGAACTCAACTTTGCAAAAATCAATCCTCAAATTGCCCGCGTAGGTCTGAAAGTGCCTGTCAGCAATATGGCAATTGACAATGCCGCTTTTGACCTCATGGCATTCGTGCAGGAGAAGTTCACCATCGCACTCCGCAAGTACCTCGCCAAGAAGGTTTATTCTCAAGCCAACTGGGGTGGTATCAAGGGCCCATTCAGCAACATGGCTTCAAGTGGCACTATCACATTGGGCTCTGGCACAGAGTATGCAGACATTCTTCAGGCAGTTGCAAACTTCAGCGACAAGGGCTTCTTTGAAGGTGATGTTACCATCATTCTTGACCGCGTAACTGAGGCTAAGTTGAAGGCAACTCCAAAGATTGCAGGTGCAGCAGGCGGTTTCGTTGTAGAGAATGGCCTTTGTGCTGGTTATCCTTATGTGGTAACTCACTACCTCAATACCGAATTGAACTCTGACAATAAGCTCGTTCCAACAGCAAGCAAGAGCATCGGTATTGGCTACTTCGAGTGGCTTGCAGTTCAGCAACATGGATCGGTTCGTCTGTATGTTGATCCCGTAACGCTCTGTGACAGGAATGTCACAAGGGTAGTGCTCAACTCATCATTCAGTATTTCCGACCTTTCAGTGTACATCAATGGAGCGAACAACACCACTCAGGCATTTGCTCTGTATGCTGTGGCCGACAACACTCCTACAACCGAGTAAGCCAAAATCTCTATCTGGGAAGCATAGTTCCTTGCGTGGGTATGCGACAGAGATAACAGCCTGTTAACCCACGCACCCAGATGAGAATCTAACAAACACACATAGATAGCAATGAGTCTTGCAACAGATAGCATTTTCGTGGCTGCAATAAGCAGCAACTCAGACCTCATGGATAGGATAGGGAGCCGACTCTATTCGACTGCCATTCCACTTCCAGATGAGGATGCAGACAATGTGCCTGTGCCTTACATAATAGTAACTTTCGATGGCTTGAATAATGAGCAGACCACTAAGGATGATCCATTCGAGTCCGAAAATGATAGTGTAAGCATCGGCATTGAGTGTGCTGCACCAAATAGAGCAACACTTGCAGAGCTTATGCAAGACATCCGCACGACTGTGCATGACTATATGATTGAGCAGTCAAGTTCAGATGACTTCGTTATAGAAGACTATCGGCTTAGTGCAGATGCGGTGCAGTATGACAGCCTAAAGCCATGCTTCTGGCAGACCATTCGCTATCAATGTGATGTTATTAACTTAAACGAAGAAGACAATGGCGAAGAAGGAAGTCAAGCCACAACAAAGTGAATTGGTTGCTGGCAAACAATACACAATCACAGAAAAGACAAGAGAGGCTGCAACTGCAAAGCTGAAAGCCTTGCAACATGAAGCATTCTCTCAAGGATTGTTGCATCGTGAAGGTGGATTTATTCAGTATTCAAGAGATGAAAAAGGCAGAGACAAGTTCTTCGCTGCAATAAGGTTTAACCCTTAACTCTTTGACGATATGGCAATAACAAAACTAATGGGCCAGAACTTTCGAGTAGTCGAGGGTTCAGCCGTAATAGATGAAGCGGTTTCATGCACTATTCAGATTGGAACTTCGGTAGAAGATAGTTCCACTAAAGATTCTCCAACTGGATATGCACAGAGCCAGGTTACATCCAGAAACTGGAATGCGCAAGTTGAAACATTTGATGTGGCACTTGCAAAACTCCGTTCTTGGATAAATCTCTTTAATACGCAAGCATTGGGTGCAAGCGGTGCGACAGGTATTGTTGTAGGTTGGGATCAGACCTCTGGCAACGATAACAAGACACTTGAAAATGCAGACATTGCTCGATCAGGTGCTGCGTGGCTAACAGATATCTCACTCCAAGCAAATGACAGACAAACAGCGCGCCTCTCGCTCCAGTTTACTGGAAATGGTGGTATCGCATAAAACTCGAATGAACTATGGATAAAGGTCAGCATATACGACTTCTCATTAACACTACTAATGGAAGTGCATCAGGCTATGCTTGCATAGCTATGGCGCGAGAGCTCACATTTCATTTGAGCGCAGCTACGGAATCATCCACAACAAAAGATACGACAGACACAACTGGCGGAGATTGGGATGAGTTCGATATCACACAAAGAAGCGGAGACATCCAGTTTGGTGGTCTTGTAAATGTAGGCACAGACACAGGAAAAGTTTTTAACGACATCTTGAGTGGCGTTAGTGATACGCAAATCCATTGGGAAATCTGTGTCGTTGGTGGCTCACAAAACCGCGTTATTTCTAAGACAGTCTGCAAAGGCCTTGGCTTAATCACCAACGTTTCTGCAACTGGTCAGGTAGGACAGCTCGCAACCTATCAGGGAACCATTCAAATTGTTGGCCCTGTGACAGTAGGAGCAGACTAATACAAACGAAGTCACTCGCTTTCCTCGCGTCTTTTTGCAAGTGGAGCGGGTGGCTTTTTCTTTCACTTTTTATAAATAGGAACTATGGCACAATCAATTATTATTAACGGCAAAGAATATCCTGTTGCATTCAACATGACTACTGTTCTTTGCTATGAGGAAATCGTAGACAAGTCTTTCTTTGGCGAAGACTTTTCCCGCAACAAGGAGCGCATGGCTCTCATCTTGGCTGCTGTGTATGCAGCGGATGAAAAATCCACTCTCGACATCGAAGAGCTGAAGAACATCCAGAACTGGCATGACATCGCAGCAGCATTTAATGTAGTCATGGCTATGGCTGGCGAGTTTTTCAATCTGCCCAAAGTTGTGGCAGATGCTGAAAAGCAAGATGCAGCAGAGCAAGAGGAAAAGAAAGGAGAAGACAAGCCAAAAAACTAATGTCCGCTCATGACTATTATACAGTAGTTGTGGGCGAAATTGGAGTGCCACCATTGCGCTTCAGAGAGGGCTTGAAATGGTGGGAAATACGCAGCATCATTCGTGGTTACAATCGTAGGCACAGAGATATGTGGAGTTCTGCCAGATGGCAAACTTACAATCTTATGTGTGCGATACCTTATTGCGACCTTGCCAAGAGTGGAATACACAAACCAACAGACCTTATCAAGTTTCCTTGGGATGATGAACAAAATATCTTGCCGACACAAGATGAGATGAGTGACTTTATGGCAGAAGCTGATGCGATCAATAAACAAAGGAAAGGAAATGGATAGCAATACAATCATTCTTTCAATGACCACATGGCCACCGCGCTATTCTACAACGGCAAGTGTCATGCAAGAGCATATCTTTCAGCGCAAGGCTTCTGGTCTTGAAGACAAGGTGCATTGTGTACTGGTATTGAGTGAAGAAGAGGCTTGCTCCACATATTCGCGTGAGAATGCTTGCAAACTCATGGCTGCAATGGATGAAATGGGAGTAGAAGTTATCATCGACAAAGGTAACATCCGCTCACATAAGAAACTCATTCCAACGATTGAGAAATACCCTAACAATCCCATCCTTGTTGTGGATGATGATGCCATACAAAGAGCTGCATGGCTTTCTACTTATGTTGAAGACCATGCAATGTATCCAGATACCATCATCTACGGACAAAGCCAAAGTCGCATATCTGTGAATGATGGCATAATCCACGAAGAAAGAAGCATGATGCCATCAAGTAGGGCAGGAAAGGAGTCAATAGACTTGAAGCCAGCAAGCGGTGCAGCAGGCACTCTTTTCCCTGCACATACTTTCAAAGATGAAAGGTTCTATGATAGAGAATTGTTCATGAAGGTTTCGCCTACAAGTGATGAGACTTGGCAATACGCATTCGCTATGATAGAGCATCCAAAGTTCAGATGTCTATCAAAGTGCAATATGACTACATTTGCAGGAGCCAACCAAGAGTGTGCGCTTTTCAATACCAATCGTAATCTGTACGACAAGATTCACAATGACATTGCAAAGGCAGTTCCTGACTATTTAGAGGCATTACAACGGCTTCTTTGAGAGTAAATCATCTATCTTTGTGAAGTCTTCATGCACATCTTCTGCAAGCACCTTTGCATATCGTAGTGTTTGCCTTATATTCGAGTGCCCAAGCATTCTGCTCACATTCTCAAGTTTCACACCATGCCTTAACATATAAGTCGCGAATGTATGTCTGGCGAGATGTGAGTGCAAACGTGTCTTTATGCCACAAGCAAGACCTATTGCATGAAGCTCTCTATTGTAGACTGCATTCACAATCTTTGGTGTGTTCATGTCGTACTTCTCAAGCACTTGCACAGCAGGGGGCAATAATTGGCTAACATAAGGCTCACCAGTCTTGATGCGCTTTGCAGTAAGTCTCCATTTTCCACCAACTTTCTTGTACTTGGAGAAATCGAAGACTTGTGTATCTTGGTAGGAGAGACCAGTCCAGAGCTGGAAAATAAACAAGTCCTTTGCTTGATCCATTAAAGAGCCAGATGTGGGCGCAAAGTCCATGATTTTCTTCACTTCATCGTCTGTGAGGTATTCGGTTGTTTCATGATCGCCTCGCTTAAACTTTCCTCGCAGCTTTGAATAGGGATTGGATGCAATCTTTTCAAGCACTTCTGCTCTATAAAGCAAATGTCGCAAGTTCTTATGATAATTGTGTCTGCCAGCATCGGAAAGTGGATGAGAGCGGTAAACTCTGCTGCGCAGCCATACATCGAAGTCCATAATGTTTGCGACATTCACATCTGCCCATGTCAGTATTTGACCAAACTCATGCAGCCTTTTTGATAGTGTGCGATAGTGCTTAAAAGTTCCTTGCTCAATGTCGAGCCTTGCAATCTCTTCATCTACCCATTCTAGAAAATCGGATGCACACCCAGGCTGCCACACTTGTCTGCGAATGTCAATGATGTTTATCTCTCTGCCATCTCGCAAACGAGCATTTATCTCTTGCATCACCTTGGAGACAATAGTGCCAAGTCTGTTGTTTAGTTCATCTGCATGGGGATGGTTTATAACCTTGTCGAATGCCCATTGCTTTGCGCGTATGCGCACACCTGTATTTATATAATATGGTTTGCGATTGACAGTAACTCTCACTTCAAGAGGCCCTTCAGCATTTGGCTTGACTCTGCCACGATGGTCGAATACGATTGCTGTTGTAATCATAGTTAATAGGTTTTTGTGTTTACCCACATTTTTGCGGATGGGGAAACATTGGGGAAACATTCATACCAAAATCTCCCAAAATCTCCACATTTCTCCATTTCTCTAAAACACTTGCAAACCTTTTATCCATCAACAATCCCTTTATTTATCGGTGTTTCACGCAATTTTATTAAGTGACTCCGGAGGGATTATGAGGGGATTAGAAGGTGTTTGTGTTTCAGGGAGTTAGGCAAGGGGTGGGGAAACGGATTTGTAATTATAGGTTATTTTTCTCAATTTTTCGCATTGTTTAGTAGGCTTTCATGCAGCCTTTGACTACGAAGACTGCGAGGAGTTCTTCTTTGGGTATCATCTGCTCTTCATAGTCCTTGTTATCTGCTATGAGCTGGATGCTTTCTCCTTTGTCATTCACTCGCTTTATGGTGCGCAAGCCGTTCTTTGTTACGATGGCATAGATTTCGCCACTTATGAGGTAACGGAAATCTTCAATCTGCTTCAAGGCTACCATATCACCAGATGAGATTGTGGGAGCCATTGAGTCTCCATGAGCATTCACCCAGCAAGTGCATTTGTTGTATTGAGGGAAATCAATGTAACTGTCAGGCACTCTCGTTTGGTCGTTTTCCATGATGTCAAATCCAAGAGTAAAGTCCACATTAAAATACGGCACTCCCTTTGCTTCAACATCCTTGGCTTGCTCTTCGCCTGTCATTAGCCATTGCTTGTCAACTTTGTATGTGTTGCAAATAGCATCAATGAGAGATGCAGGAACTGGTCTCTTTCCATTGATGATTGTATAGAAGTTGCCACGCGCGTAGTTAATATTATCAGCAAATTTACTTGCTGTTATATTTTCTTTTTTAACGACTGACATAATTCTTTCGATTAAGTCTTCGTTTATTTGATAAAATTGCTTTGCCATAACTCTTTTATAATTCGTTTAAGTGTTCTAAAAGTCGCACCATTTGTTCATAATGTCTTATTTTGGAAAAATAATCATTCTTTTATGGTATCGTTTAACTCGTTTTTTCATACTTTTGCACTCAGGAAACCTAAACGGACACAAAATAGCCCTGCGGCCTGAAAAGGTCACCTGAGTTTGATAGGGGTATCGGCAAAGGTAGGGCTTTTTTCGATAAATGAGATAAAAATATAACATAAAGGTAAAGAATTAGGACAATGAGAACAATTGGCACAATGACAGAGCAAGAATTGAGGATGCTTGTAGCAGATTCTGTGAAGCAGGCTCTCTCAGTTAAGGCAGATCAATATGTGACTGGCAGGGAACTATGCAAGCAGTTGCAAATGTTCACTCCAGCTCTGCTCAAAGAGTTTGGACATATCATGCCCAGAGCAAAGGCTTCTATTGTCTTCAATGAAACTGGAAAAGTCCATGAAACTGGATGGGCTTACAATATCGGTCAAATTCGCAAGATGATTGACGAGAATAGGTTAGAGTTCATCTTCAAGCCGAAAGTCGCTTACAAGGCAAATAAATGCCGTTAAACGAGAAACGAGAATATATAAACCAACTTAAAATATAAGATATGGAAACTTTAGCAAGAATTTGTGTTTTGTTCATCATTGCAATGTTCCTTGTTTTTGGAGTTGCAGGACTGATTGTTTGGTGTGTGACTGGCACTTGGTGGAATGGTATGATGGGAGTGCTTGCTCTCATTGTTGGAGCCGTTGAGATTCGTCACTTCAAAAAAGAATGTTTAGCAGAAGATTGATATGAAGTTCATTGGTAAGTTAGTCTCCAAGTTTGACTATCAGCAGGGCTCGAATGAGAAAGGCCAATGGGCAAGGGCAAGTTATCTGCTTGAGACAGTAGAGAGTTATCCGAAGCACCTTGCTGTGAAGGTCATTGATGGCTTGAGCAATAGGATTGCCCAGTTTGATGCACTCATCGGCAAGAATGTGGTGGTGTTCTATGATTTGGATGCACACGAATATCAAGGTAGGTGGTTTAACGACATGACAGCATACGGCATCCAGTCATGTGATCCAGAACCACCAAAAGAACAATAAGCCCAAGTGTGGGCACTTCCGACTCACAATAAGCGCAAAAGGGAAGGAGCGCGGGCACAATGAGTCGGTGGCAGAGATGGTGGCTGAACGGAAAGGCAATAACTCTAACGTGTATTTCTTTTGCAAACTAAGCAGGTTCGACTCCTGCCCATCTCACGAAACGCAATGAGGTCGTACAGGCCAGCTCGCAAGAGCAACGAATAATGAACAGAGAGTGGCTGACTCTGCTGCCCACCATTGCAAGCGGTATTTGACAGTTTTACATACGATAAGAGACTGCGTGAGAGGGGCTTTGCTCCTGGGCGCATCTCAAGACATAACGCCTTATACTTATAGTATGAGGTCAACAGAGGCTTTGTGCATTGTGCCAGTCAAAACAATGCACATATTGGGAGCCCTCGGTGGTTTGCCCTTAAACAAAAGAAGTATTTATCGCGCGTTTTATGGAAGTATGGCTGCCTTTCTAATAAGTTCTTTTGTGCTGAAGGCCATATTTAGGCATAGAGGGAGTTCGATTCTCCCTGCTCCCACCATTACATTTGTTGTAAGTTGTTAGTATTAGGTTTTAGCATTTTCTTGCTGTGAAGCAACATAAATGGTTTTTGTTTATTCATTTTTAATCGCAAGCACTTAGTCGTGAGATTGGGTGCTTTTTCTATGAAACAATAGCACTAACATACAATGGCAGTTGACGAACTGCAAGGCTCGCACGAATCCCTGACAATCATATATCGTGTATGCCGAAAAGCCAGATAGGGATTTAATCAATGTCTGGCATTCTTTGCAATCAATAAACTAAATATAAGGAACTATGAATTATGAACGAAGAAACAAGCAAGCTGCCTGACATTGGGCAAGCAGAAGAAGTGCCACAATTCTTGTCGCAAGACAAGTGGTTTGGCATTGATGTGCATCCTTACAGGCTTGACTTTGCAAAGAGGTATGAAGCACCAAAATACACTCTTTCATGGAATGGCATTGGCTTTGCTCCGTTGGGTGGCATCCATGCAATAACAGGTCAGGCAGGCACAGGCAAAACAATGACTATTGCGCAGTTCATTGCTTCAATTCTTTGTGGTGAGTTTGGCAATCTTCGGTATGAGCTGGAAGATGACATACCAGAACCAAAGGTGTTGTATATAGACACAGAGATGGAAGAGGCCAACACCATTGCAATGAAGAATCGAGTCCTGACAATGTGCAATAGACAACTTGAGCAGAATTATGATGATTTTGTAGTGTTGATGCTTCGAGAGGTAACTGGAGAGGACAGAACATCTGCTGCTGTGATGAGATGGCGAATGGTGCTTAAAGCCATATATGAATACAAGCCGACAGTCTGCTTCGTGGATGGCTTGCTCGATGTTGTAGAGAATTTCAACGACAACACAATGTGCCAGGAACTCATCTACAAATGTATGCAAGCAGCCACACACTACGGCATCAGCATTTGGTGTCTAGTCCATCAAAACCCAGGGGGAGAGAAGTTGGTCGGTCATCTTGGAAGTATGCTTGAGCGAAAGGTAACAGACATCTTTCAAACGAGCAAAGAGAAGAATGCCACAACTGGACTTGCCACATTCACCATCACGCAGAAGAAAGCGAGAGGCAGAGACATTCCAGATTGGAAGTTCCAAGTGCTACCAGTTACAGGTTGGGGCATTCCAGAGCAACTCAATGTTGCACCAACGGAAAACGACACACCAGAGAACATCAAACAATGGCTCACAATCGGCAGGGATGATATTGAGTGGCCTGCGACAAAGGAAAAGATACGCAGCATCTTCAGGAATAGGGGTGGAGTCAAGAGCAATCCTGCACAACTTGACAATTTGAAGGTAGCAATCAATTTGCGCTACATCATACCTCAACCAGACGATACATTGATAAAAGGACAAACACATAAGAAGTTCATCCTTAATCCAGTCATTTTCCCTATTAAGGAAGACCTACCATTTGAGCCACCAAAAGATGAGCAAACAGTCCTCGATTTTTAGTAACTTGCCCAACTTGCCCATATATCTCTCTATAAATAGAGATATATGGCAGGTAACTTGCCCAAACTGCTACGCAGCAACAAGCCCACTGCCCTGCGCTGATATAAGGGCTTGGGCAGAGAGGGCTGGTTACAGCTTCGCAGTAGCTCGCGCACACACGCGCGAATGGACAAACAACCAGAGCCCTATGATATGGGGCGCAACACGCAAACAAATATGGATAAAATAGACAATCTGACTGTTCAAAGAGTAATTGATACGGCAAACGATCACATTGTGGATATCATTGGTAAGTTCGTGACTTTGAAGAAGAAAGGTGCAAGGTATTTCGGCCTTTGTCCGTTCCATGATGACCGCAACGCAACAAACTTCACAGTCAATCAAACAAGAAGACTTTACAAGTGTTTTGCTTGTGGGGCAGGCGGTGATGCCATCAAATTCCTTATGGAGCATCTTAATCTCAAGTTCATGGATGCTATTCGTTGGGTTGGGCAAGAGTACGGCATACCCATTGACGATGTGCCTGTCAACTATACACCACCACCACGCAAGGAGCCTGAGCCATTGCCTATGTTTGAAGTGCCTTTAAGTGAGGTGATTCGCTCAGAGAGGTTAGATCATGACACACTTGTCAAGTGGATATGTTCTTTGCCTTGGGATGCTTCACAAGCTGGCAGGATAGACAGAGCATTGAATGAATACTACATTGGTCATTCAAAGTTCGGTCACACAATATTTTGGCAGATTGACGAGCAACAAAGAGTGAGGACTGGAAAGATGATGCTCTACAAAGAGGATGGGCATCGAGCAAAGAATGTTGACTATAACTTCGACTTCATTCATGCAAGGCTATTCAGAGACAAGAGTCTGCCACAATATGACGAAGACAAGTGCGAGGTGAAGCAATGCCTGTTTGGGCAGCACCTTCTGAATGCTTGGCCCAATGCTCAAGTCAACATTGTAGAGTCGGAAAAGACTGCATTGCTTATGGCTATTGCATACGGCAATCATGCAGCAGACATTTGGATGGCTTGTGGCGGTCTTTACAATATCACAAAGGAAAAGTTGCAGCCACTCACATCTCAAGGCAGAACAATAGTGCTTTTTCCAGATAGGGATGGCATAGAGAAGTGGAAGAACAAAGCAGCAGAGCTGAAGACCGAAATGAAGTATCAAGACATATCAGTCAACACCAACTATGTTGGAAAGTATTGGCTCCCTGAAGATGGCCCAAAGGCAGACATAGCAGATGTAGTGTTAAGGTTTTTAGATGTAGATAACAGGAAACAATATCATGGAAGACAAACCAAAGTATCGTAAGCAACAAACGAAAGTGCATCCGTTCATCCACCATCGGCTGGAGAAGATAGCACAAAAGAAAGGCATTAGTGTCTATCAAATGCTGCAAATGGTATGCGACACTCTTGCCAGGTACATGGATGACAAACACAATCTAACTCCTGAGATGGAGAAAGCAATGTCAATCTTTGAACACATGGAAGGTTGGAAGAAAGCACTCAATCTTGCCGATCCAACTGTGCAGAAGAAGATAGGAGAAGCAACGTACTTCTTGTACGATCCAAAAGGAAAGCGCAAAGGTTTCAGAGCCGTTCATGTGACAAGACCATTGGAGAAGAACTCAGGCGAGACACTCAATGCCATTGGTGACTGGCAGCAGACAATAAACATTCAAGACATCTTGGAAAGGACAATCTGCTTGACTATGCCAGAACGTTACATAAGACTGCGCAGGCTTGCAGCCACAAAAGACTGCAATGGCATAGTTGAGCTCATCGACACATTGATTGACGAGCATAGTCAGGATGAAGATGTAAGGTTCTTTAGAGAGGCTTTCGAGGATGCAGACCGCAGCGAATATGGCGTTAAGCCTTGGACTGCACCATTCAAGAGAAAGCACCATAAAGATCCGTATTTCCAAGAATTAAACTTAAAGACAGATGAAGACAATAGAGAAGTTGAAGTTGACAGCGAGGGAGCAGAGTAGAGTAGTGTTGCAAGAGAAAGCACTTTGCCAGATGATTCGCAGAGGCGAAGCAGACAAGACAAAGGTTTATATTGAATGCAACATTGGGCATCACAAGTTCGAGAAGAGAGAGTTTATAATTTGGAAGATAAACAACATATATCGCGCACCATACGAACTAATCCAGAAGCATCGAGCATTCTTGAGAGCGAAGTATGGTGACAACATTCCATACATTTACGAAGGACATGGGCAATCTGGTTGTAAGGATATTGACAGCGAACTATGAGGATTACGACAAGTACGATGAGACATCTTGCACCTTGAAGCATTGGCCTGATATGTGGCCAGAAGAGATTGCAGCAGAAGCAGCACTCTATGAGGAAAGGATGGAGCGCAATCGACAAATGTACTTCATGGCACAAGACAATGTGCAGCGCACAATCATGCACTTTAAGAGATCAGGCTTTAAGCGGTGGGAGATGGATGAGTTGAAGGACAAAGCTCTTATGTCGCTGGCAGATGAACATGGATGGAAAGTGAAGAATGGTGACTGTGTGCGATACGATAAAGTGACACCCATTATTGCAACACGCCATTGCGAGGATGAAGTTCTGGAAGACATAGAGAACTTTATGAAACGCGAAAAGAAACTCAAGAGGAAACTGCAAATGATGAAGCACTCAAAGGCAAAGCCAAACCACAAGCGAGCATTCGAACTGGCATTGCTCAGTCTCATTGAAGAGCAAGGTTGGCAGCGAGTGGAGACATATTACAACAATAAAGTTTTCTATCACTACAAGACATGAGCCGAAACAAAGACTATCAGCGAATGCTCAACAGTAAGCGGTGGAAGCAACTGCGAATGATGAAACTTGAGCAATCCCCACTTTGCGAGCTATGTGCAGAGAAAGGTCTTGTAGTGGCAGCAGTCGATGTTCATCATCGGCTCCCTGTTGAAGAGGCTCGCTCACTTGCAGAGATGGAAGCTCGCTGCTTTAACTTCGCCAATCTGCAAAGCCTTTGCATATCATGTCATGCCAACTTGCACCGCAATGCCCAAAGCCACACGAAGCAAGCGCACCAACAAAGGCAAGCAGAGTCGCTTGCAAGGTGGATAGCGAGGCATGAGAGATAAACCCTCGCCCCTCGTTTTAGGCAAAAAATGAAAATAATCCGAAATCCACTCCCGAAACTTAGAGTTAAAACTCTAAATTCGTATAGTTCTGTTTTTCAGACTACCCAAACGAAACCATACTGGGCAGAATTGCTCCACGATGTTAGGCAATTCCCACTATGTTGGCAAATTCCCACTTAAACGCATCAAAATATTTGATTATGCCATATTTTAAGATAAACCAAGCAAAACTCTCGCAAGAGCAACATGACAGATGTATTGACTGCCCATTGCTCGGAAAGATACCAGAACACCAACGGCAAGGCAAATGGACTTTTGTATGCTGTGCAACAGGCAAAGCAATGACTGCAATTAAGGTCAGGACAAAGGCCAGCTCAAAAGACAAGAAGCATCCATTGCACAGGTCTTGCGATGGTGGCATCTGGCGGGCATGGTTTGATGCCAATCCGCATCATGTCTTCACAATTCCGCTTGACCGCTTCATTGCGTGGCGACAGCCTTATATAGAATCACTCGGACTTAAAATTGATTTCCCAGAATGATAGACATTGTTATACCTTGCTCCCAAGAGGATGCAAAGCTCTTGCCATCATGTGTGCAAGGCGTGAGAGAGAATGTTGCAGATGGTGTTGGCGACATCTATGTTGTAGCACCATACACCAAAGACATTGAAGGTGTGTGCAATCTTTTCGGACTTAACTATGTAGATGAGCGCGAGCTTATGGGCTTTGGCAAAGAAGACTTGAATCTGCCATCACTTGCAAGGCCTGCTTGGATTTATCAGCAACTAATCAAGTTGAATGCCTACACATTGCCAGTTAGCGAGGACTTTCTTGTCATTGATGCAGACCACACATTGCTAAGAAAGCATTTTTTTGTTTTGCATGACAAGTATGTCTTATATGCAAGCGAGGAATGTCATAAACCATACTTCGAAGCAATAGAGAATCTGTTTGGCGGTGAGGTTGAGCAAACTTATGACTTTAGCTTTATTTCAGACAAGATGATTTTCAACAAGACTTGTATCGAAGAGATGCTTGCAAAAATTGAGAGTCATTGCAAGTGTTATTGGATTGAAGCCATCGAGAAGAAGTGCCCAAATGAATATAACAACTTCTCGGAATACGAAACTTATGGCAACTGGCTAATTGCGAGGAAAGGCATACACATACGCAAAGACATGAGATTCAAGGCAAGAAAATTCATCCATCTCGAAGAGGCAAGTTATAATGACTTAAAGCAAGAGTTTGGTGATTTGTATATGTCTATAACGCAAATGAAATATTGAGGTATGGAAATCAAAGGCAAGGTGCATTGCTTCTTTGAGCAGTCTGGCACATTTAAAAAGGAATTTATCAAGCTGGGCATTCCTGCTGAAGACTACGACATACAGAATAACTTTGGCGAGACAGATCATGTGATAGACCTTTTTGCAGAAATCGAAAAGGCGTATCAGGGGGGGCAAGTGTCTTTAATTCAATAAGTTACGATGATTTAATAATGGCTTTCTTCCCTTGTATATATTTCTGTGAAGGAAATACAAGAATGTTTCGATTTGAAGATAAGTCGCACGAAAAACAAACGCACAGAGAGGCTGTTGATTCAATGATAGAAAGAAGCCAAAACAGGCAATACTTCTTTGAGTTGGTATTGAAGTTGTTTTGTGTTTGCGACACGAATGGCATTCTCTTAATTAACGAGAACCCATACTCGACAATACACTATCTATATCAATATTTTCCATATCGTGCAGCACTTATTGATAAAGATAGAAGTTTGAGAGGTGATTTCTTTGTAAAACCGACTCAGTATTGGTTCATTAACTGTGAGCCAACACATCTCTCTACAATGAAGAAGAACAAAAACACAAAAACAATATGGAGTGCAAAGGGAAGTGGAAAGTCAGGACTATGTAGCGAGGAACGCAGCATGATAAGTCCAGACTATGCGAGGAACTTTATATGCGACTTTATTCTTGGCAAACCACAAAAACATACACAGCTAACCTTATTCTAAAACGAGGCACAAGTAAAATCAAAACGTCACACTAGTAAATTGCAATCGTCACACTAGTAAATTGCAAACATCAAACGTGAAGAATGAATTATGAACATAGGACTTATAGATGTGGATGGGCATAACTTTCCCAACCTTGCGCTTATGAAGTTGAGCGCATACCACAAGGCGCAAGGCGATCTAGTGGAATGGGCAACACCTTTCCAACATTATGACAGCATTTATATGTCTAAGGTGTTCAACTATACGCCAGATGACAATTATATTTACGATGCTGACGAAATCATTAAAGGTGGAACTGGTTATGACATAGCAAGCCAACTACCAAAAGAGATTGACCGCTTGCAGCCTGATTATTCCATTTATCCATTCATAGACAATAAAACCGCATACGGATTCCTCACAAGAGGTTGCCCAAACAAATGTGCATGGTGTGTAGTTCCTAAGAAAGAGGGGAAGATACACCCATATATGGATGTTGAGGAAATAGCAATAGAAGGTCGCACAAACCTTGTGCTTATGGATAACAACATACTTGCAGCAGCCGAGTATGCGGTGCAGCAACTTGAGAAGATTATAGAGAAAGGTTACAGAGTGGACTTTAATCAAGCACTCGATGCAAGGCTTGTGGATGACAGATTTGCGAAGCTGCTTGCGAGAGTCAGATGGTTAGACAGGCGCATCCGTTTCGGATGTGACACACACGCACAAATAGCACAATGCGAGAGGGCCATTGAATTGATAAACAGTTATGGCTACAAAGGAGAGTATCTTCTTTACACAATGCTGGGGGGCAAGAATGACATTATCGAGTGCTATGAGCGCACACACTATTGGTGGCTACGCAGTCAGAAATGCAGAGAAAGGCACAAGCCAAACATATACATTCATTCGCAGCCATATCGTGATCCAAGCAATCCAAATCATGTCATACCACAATGGCAAAAATGATATGGCATCGTGGAGCAACAAACTTCAAGTGTTCATGATGTCGGAATTTAGAGATTTTGAGCCACGCAAAGGCTTTAAGTGCAAGGAATACTTTAATAACTAAACAATAGGAACTATGGAAGAACCAAAGAAAGTAAAGTGGCACATACATTGCACTCTTCATGACAAAAATGTAGGCTTTGGTATATGGTGTTATGCTTGCAAGGATTGCAAGATGCCAGATAACTTGCCTTTTTTCCCTACGGATTTGAGGCTTTGCATTTATCAAAAACATATCGAAGAAAACTAAACAATAGGAACTATGGATGAGAAACTACTGACATGGGAAGAGTTCAAGGAACTATCCATGAATGAGAAGAAGACCAAAGAGGAATGGGATACCTTTCTTGAGAAAAGCAGAATCTATGACGATTATATTATGCTTTCGCAACAACGCGATGGGGAAAGGTTTTCTTTCGAGGAAAAAGAAAAATCATTGAAAAATAAAATCAATGAGTTAAGAACACAAAAAAATAGTTATGCAGATATGTATGCCCAACTTGCGCATACAACACAAGATGTAATGCGCGAAAAAGAATCTTTAGAAAAAGAAAATGCAAGACTCAAAGCAAAGCTAAACAAGCGCACCATCTGGCAACGACTTGGACTTAAACAATAAAACTATGAACTACATACAAACACACGCAGAGGGTAGTGATTGCACCGCTCCTTATGATGTAACAGACTACAAAGCCACAAACGCAAAGGACTTTGTGGATGAATTGCTAAGGCAAAAGGACAATAACAGTTGGGGCAAAATTTATGTTGAATCGAAATGTGTCGGCCTTATTGTCAATGATGAAGTAAACTTCGACAGATGTGTCAATAGTTGGGTAGAGTATAAGGGCCAAACCATCCTTAATCGCATACCAGAAGAATGGGGCTTTATCAAGATTAAAGAGGTAAAGGCAGCAGGCGGTTGGGGTTGCATGGACTATCGCATCATTGCGGATGAAACTCCAGCAGAAGACAATCCACTATTTTACGAAGAGCCTGCAATTAACAAAGTTTTTGGTGCTGTCAATGTATTAAGTGGACTAAAGGCTCGCTATGAAGTAGAATTTCAAGGTATGAGGTTTACAAACAAATTATAAAACTATGAACAAAGACATAAACAGTTACAAGCGACAACTGAAGAAGTATGTGAAGCAGAGGACTGGAGAAGAGTTCAAGACATGGCTGGAGCCACAGCTCCATGCAGCAGCTCTCTGCTTGCAGATGTTGGAAAAGGTGCATGAGGAATTGATAAATGGCAAACTCGTCACTCCAAGACAAGGCTCGAAAGAACAATGGTACAACGAAGTCAATCCCTTAATGCCGACTTACAAAGAGTTGCAGCGCACCATCACCTTACATTATGAGGCTTTGGGCATCAATTACAAGTCGAAGCCAAATAACATCACAATCAACACGCAGAGTGGTGGAAGCGAGCAAGACAAACTGACAAGCACACTCGAAGCAATTAAGAATGTATGAATGAATTAGAAAAACAAAGAGCAGTTACAATACTTCGTGAGCGGTTTTCTGGATGTGAGGGAATTTTAGAGAGAATAGATGAAAGACTGCGTGAGTATCTCATGCACCTTTGCCGTTTCCCTGACGAACACAATGCTTATGAGATATTGTGCGGTGTGAAGTTCCTGCGCCTTTTCCGTAAGTATAGTTTCAACTATAAGAAGGTTCGGCAAGTCATTCGCTTGCGCGAAGGCGAATGGCAGTTTAATGAAGGGGAGTGGCGTTATGTGTGCGGTGGCTTGAAGCAACCTGGACTAAGAGAGCCAAAGGTGTACAGATGGGAGCCTTTCCAAGTGTTTGTGCTTGCAAGTGTGTTCGGCTTCTTATGCGAAGACCAATATGAACATGATCTGCGAAGACTCTGCACAGACTTCACATTCTTTGCACCTCGCAAAACCGACAAGACTGGACTATCGGCTTACATTCAAGTCATCTTCTTTCTTTTAGAGGATATGAATGCAGAGTCTTATTGCTGCGCCAACTCAAGCGACCAGAGCAAGCTACTTTTCCAAAGAACCACGCAAATGCTCAGGCAGCTTGACGATGGGCACAGGCTTCGCATCACACAGACTGTTGCAGATTGGAGACCACAATTCCAAAGTGTCCGCAATTCAAGCATCAGGCCTTTGTCGGCTGGTGGCAAAACAAAGGATGGTATGTTTGCACAGCTTTGCTGCGCAGATGAGTTTGGCTCTGCACCTTATACAAATGGCAAGAGCGACATGAAGATGCTTGTGGATGTAGTGAGCTCAAGCATGGGCCCAAGAAAAGAGCCACTTGTCTTCACTACTACAACGGCTGGGCGCATCACCAATGGGCCTTTCATAGAGAAACTGGATGCTTTGCACAATCTCCTGCGCAATGAATTGATATGGGATGCGGATGAAAGCACTTGCACACTCTCTTATGATAGGATGCTTTGCTTGCTCTTAGAGCCTGACGATTGGGAAAAGCGAGATGAGGAATACTTGCTCACATCAAAAGAACTGCGAAAGAAAATCAATCCTATGCTGGGAAAGATAGTGCAGCACCAGTTCTATGACGATGGTGCAGCAAAGGCAAGGCTCGAAGGTGACACAGGAGAGTTCATCTCGAAGTACATCAATGTCTATCAATCGAAGACAGTCAGGGAGTGGCTAACGGCAGAGGAAATCAGGGCTTTGCAGATTGACAGAAAGATTGATGACTGCATAGACTCGGAAGGATGGCTTGTTTGGTGTGGCTTGGACTTCTCGAAAGGTGATGACTTAAACGGAGTGTCTTATCTGGCATATAACACTCGCACAGGAGAGTTCTTTGCAGATATGGACTCATACATGAGCGAGAAAGCAGTAAATGAGAGCCCAATCCATGAACTTCTGCACAAATGGAGTGAGCAAGGGCACTTGCACATTGTGCCTGGGCAGACATTCGATCCATCGTGGCCTGTCAATAGGATTGTAGAGCTGGATGCAAAGGGAGTGAACTTCTGTGGCTTTGGGTACGATCCTTACAATGCGAAGGTAGTGCTTAATGCACTCTCGCAATGGGTGTTCGACATTGGGCTTGATCCAAAGCAGCTCATCCAACCTGTCAGGCAGAACTTTGCCACATACAATCCTGCCGTTGCAGAGTTTGATTATATGGTGAAGCGAAGCACAGACGATGGTGCAGGGCATCAGATACCAAACCCCATGATACACTTTTCAAAGAATAGTCTATGGCCTTGGGAGTTTGGCTCCTGCATATTGCAAGAGTCGAGTGATGGGATGTCGAACTTCAAGCCAATTAAGCGAGACCAGAGCGGTGGCAAAGTGGATAATATACAAATGCTGCTATCGGCACTTATATTGTACGATGCAGCAGAGCAAACAATCAATAAATAACTAACTAAATTTAAGGAACTATGTTTGACGATTTAACAAGAAAGGGATTCTTTGGCTTGTTAGCCATTGGAGTAGTGGTTTTATTGCTTTTCATTTGCCTGCTTATGTGGGGAATGCCAACTTATAATGTATGGCAACAGGAGCAAGCAGGAAAAGCAGAGTATGCAAAAGCAGAACAAAACAGGCGCATCAAGATTGAAGAGGCAAAAGCAAACCTTGAAGCAGAGAAACTGAATGCACAAGCAGAAGTCGAAAGAGCAAAAGGTGCAGCAGAAGCCATCAAGATTGAGAACGGCTCAATAACGCCAGCTTACATTCAGTATTTATGGGTACGACAGCAGAATGCCAACACAAACAACAAAATCATCTACATTCCAACAGAGGCAGGTCTGCCAGTTTTAGAAGCTGGAAGGTCTAACAATCAATAATGTTTAACTAATTAAAGGAACTAACTATGAGTACAGCAATAATTATTTGTACTATTGTATGGGTGGCTTGCGCCATCGTGTGTTTTGTATGTCTTTACCTTGCAAAAAAACAAACCAAGGTGCTGGATAGTCAGCAATTAGAATTAGACAAGCAAATAGCATGGGCAGAGGCTCTACTAATGGAAGCGAGGGAGAAACTTGCAAAGGCTAAAGAAACAAGAGCAGAGACAAAAGAGAAAATCAAAGCAGCAGAGGCTCTTGTCCACGACACAATCGAAGAACTTAGAAGAAGAGATGCAAGGGAATTTGCCATTAAGAAAGGCTTAAGGCAGATGCAGCAAAAGCATCCTTGCAAGCCAACTCTTTATGAGTTTATGCCAAATACTTTTACAAGGCGAGATGTGAAGAATGCTTGCAAACTAAATGGAATTAAAAGTCCATATCGGACATTCATTCACAAATGGCTACACAAAGGAATGATTGAGCAAGTAATAGATGCAGCAGGGTGTTCATACAAAAAGATAAACCATAAAAACTAAATCACTATGACACAAAAAGAGTTTTACTTGAGAGCCATGCTTGCAATGGCTTCAAATCCAAAGTATGTGGAAATGCGCAAAGATGAGGATAATGGAACAGATTTTCCAGTCTTGCTTACAGAGGCAATAGAAATAGATGCGAAAGACCTTGCTGAAGAGGCAAGAACGAGTTGGCCTGATTGCTTCGACAATCCATTCGAAGAGCCTCTTGAGTCAAGAAACAAGTTGCTTGAGAACATAGGAACTGCCATTGAGAACTTGGCATCCATAACGGAGCCAGATGGCAAACTTGATATGCTTTATTCCGAATTGGCAGATATGCGCAGAGCAGTCGAAGGAATGAATCAGTATGTTGAGGTTCGCATTAAAGATGAAGATGAATAGTAACCCCTGAAGCATATTTCACTTGTATAATACCCCTTGGGGCTTTTGGATGAGTGTTTTTCATAGCATTCCGTTAAGTCGAGGCTGGGTAGGCCTGCATAGGTACAGAAGAGAAACTGACGGATTTTTAACTGTTAAGACCATGAAACATAACGAGGAATACGACATGGAGCTGATGGGTGGCGTTTTGAAGGGATGCCTGTCAGCCATTGCATTTTGGGTGGTTCTAATCTTGTTGCTCTTGTGCTTCGCAAGTTGCAAAAGTGTCAAGTATGTTCCAATCATCGAGCATCACACAGATACTTGTTACATCACAAAGCATCAGCGAGACTCCATTTGGATGCACGATAGCATTCATGTTAAAGAGCAAGTGAAAGGTGACACTATCTTTCTTTGGCAAGAGAAGTGGCACACCAAATACATAGAGAAGCAAATCCACGATACAACATATATTTCAAAGATTGACTCCATTCCGCAGCCTTATCCTGTCGAAGTAAAAGTTGAGAAACAACTCAACTGGTGGCAGAAGTTCAGGATGAACGTGGGAGTAATAGCAATGATTGCCTTGCTCATTTGGGCAGTTTGGCAGGGAGCCAAGTTCTATATGAGAAGATTCTAGTAAGTTGTTTACAATATGCTTCCAAGTCGAGGCTGGGTAGGCCTGCATAGGTACAGAAGAGAAACTGGAAGCAGGCGGTCTTTCTAAATCCTTTGATCGCCTAATCATAATTTTATCTTTGTGCCTCGAGGGTGTCTAGTTGGAAGATGCCTTCGAGGTTTTTTTGTAACATAAAATGTCTAAAAAGTTGCACATTTGAGATACTTTGTGCAATTTGTAGCAAGAAAAATAAAGAAAATGCAAGAAAAATAAACTTTTTTGAAAAATAATTGTGTAAATACTTGCACATATCACAGAAAATGCCGTACTTTGCAACAGAAACAAGAACAAATAACAATTAAATCTGGGGGCAACAGTAATTCCGCACAAAATTATGAAGACTACAATTTTTAGCCAACTTAGCAAGGACACACGCGAAAAGTTAGCATTTGCACTTAACGATGCGATTACGGAATTAACATCAGAAGAAGAAGGTGGCTTTGCAGGATTTATAAACAAGAATCTTGAAGGATCAGATGCTTTTTATCAGATGTGGGCAATGGGCGTTATTCAAATGAAAAGAGACATGGCAGACGAATTAAAGAAGTAGAACAAATAGCGGGGGCTTTTATTAGCTCCCGCGTGCACACGCAAACATAACTTAATATTAACTAATAAAACAAAGGAATTATGTACAAAGTATTTTATTCGACTCCAAGCGAGTTTGAGCAAGCGGTTGTTATTCCAGGCTTTAAGCCAGCATAGTTTGAAACATTAGAAGAAGCAAAGGCTTTTATTAACACAAAAGTGCGCGATGAAGAAGAGGTTGGGCCTTATGACAATTCCAATTCTGCAACTATTCGCTATGAGGTATACGATGGATCTCCATTTAATGAAGACGAAGAGGTAACGGCAGAACCTGTTTATATGAGTGATGAATACTATTTTAGACCTTAAAGACATGGTGCTATGGAAAGCAAGTTTAATACAGATGGCTTCTGCAAGAAACTATCATTGGATGAGATTAAGGAATGTAGAAAGCAGCAAACACGAGAAAGAATAGGCATTCGCATTGCAACACTCCGAAAGTTAAAAGGATGGAACCAAGAGGAATTGAGTGATAAAGCAGGGCTTCAACGGACACACATCTCTCGCATTGAGGCCGGCAAGTATGCAGTCACACTTGAGACCATCCAAGCCATTGCAGAGGCATTTGGTATGACAGTTGACATCATAGACAAAAGGCTTGCAGACTTAACACCGCTCAAGACATTGTAAAGGCTTGCAAGAGCAACAATCAAAGGCGAGGCAGAAATGCTTCGCCTTTTTGTTTTAGTACCCCTTGCACTATGTTTTGCTTGAATTAAAAATGAACAATTAAGAATTAGAAATGCAAATAGATTTCGGTAGTATAGAGAGTATTATTGGCTTGCTCT